AACTTTAAGGGGATGGCCAAATGACTGATTTGTTGACTGCGCTGCATCTTTCTGTGATGTTGCTGGATTTGAAGATTCGCATGATGGAGGCGATCAATGAGGAGATGTTTGATTTGGCGATGACGTATCACTTGCTGATACTGGTCAGGACTGATGAACTTCAAGCGCATAAGTGGGCGATGAGTCCTCGGGCATGGTCCATGTATGAGACCATTCACCCATGAGTAAAGAGAATGTTTTTGCGCAGTGGGTGGAGCGATATCAGCCGGACCCCGTGCTATTTGTGCGGGAGGTGCTTGGTGTTGACCCTGACCCGTGGCAAGTGAAGTTTCTTGGTGCGATAGCGCGTGGGGATAGGAAGATATCGGTTAGGAGTGGCCACGGGGTGGGCAAGAGTACGGCAAGCAGCTGGGCCATGCTCTGGTACTTTATGACGCGGTCTCCAGTCAAGGTGGTGGTGACTGCACCGACAAGCTCTCAGCTGTATGACGCGATGTTTGCTGAATTGAAGAGGTGGATCAATGCGATGCCTTTGCCTTTGCAGGGGTTATTGACTGTCAAGCAAGAGAGGATTGAATTCAATGCTGCACCGACTGAGATGTTTATCTCTGCCAGGACAAGTCGGGCCGAGCAACCAGAGGCTTTGCAGGGTATTCACTCAGAGAATGTGATGCTGGTGGCCGATGAGGCTTCTGGTGTGCCAGAGCAAGTGTTCGAGGCGGCAGCTGGCTCGATGTCTGGCCACAATGCGGTGACACTGCTGCTGGGGAATCCGGTGCGAAGCTCTGGGTTTTTCTATGACACCCACACGCGCCTGGCAGATGAGTGGACCACATTCCAAGTGGCGTGTACTGACTCGCCACGGGTGAGTGATGAGTACGTCAAAGAGATGGCCATGCGCTATGGCGAGGAGAGCAACGTCTACCGGATCAGGGTGATTGGTGAGTTTCCGAAAGGCGATGATGACACTGTGATTGCCATGGACCTCTTGGAGAGTGCGGTCAATCGGGATGTCGCGCCAAGTGACTACGCGCCCATGCTCTGGGGCTTGGATGTGGCGCGGTTTGGTAGTGACAGGTCAGCGCTGTGCAAGCGCCAAGGCAATGCGGTCACAGAGAATATCCGGACATGGAAAAATTTGGACCTGATGCAATTGACTGGCGCGGTGGTGGCCGAGTACCAGGCGCTGCCGCCCAGCCAGCAGCCGAAAGAAATATTGGTGGATAGCATTGGCCTTGGGGCTGGGGTGGTGGACCGGCTCAGAGAGCTGGGCCTGCCGGCCAGAGGCATCAATGTGAGTGAATCACCCGCGATGGGTGGGACTTACAGGAATCTGAAAGCAGAGCTTTGGTACAAAGCAAGGGCGTGGCTTGAGGCGCGGGATTGCAAGATGCCAAAGGATGAGGTGCTAATTGCTGAACTGGCCACAGTGCGGTACTCATTCACTTCAAATGGCAAGATCGCCATTGAGGGGAAAGATGAGATTAAGAGACGGGGCCTGCCAAGCCCTGACAAGGCCGATGCCTTTGTCCTGACATTTGCAAGTGATGCAATGGCGGGGATGTACGGGTCTGGTGGAAGCAATAAGTGGTCTCAGCCCCTGCGCAGAAACTTGTCGCGGGTTGCATAATTCGGGTATTGACAAACCAATGGGGGAAACCTATGAAGGCAATGAGTAAAGCGCAAAAGAAGGTCGGCAAGGTGATGGGTGAGTACAAGGCCGGCAAGCTCCACAGCGGTGGCACTGGCAAGGTTGTGACCAACCCCAAGCAGGCGGTGGCCATTGCCATGTCTGAGGCAAAGATGCCCATGCGCGGTCAGCGCACGGCAAAAAACAAGGCGAAAAAATAATGGCTACTTTAAAACGCACCATGGACCAGGTCATGGACAGAGACATGGAAGAGGGCGAAGACATGAGTGCAGGCGAGAACTGCCCAATGCCCACGCAAGACATTACCCTCAACCTAAAAAACCGCGCAAAGGCAATCACCAGCGCGGCCTATGGTCCTGAGAATCCCAAGCTGCCAAACGAGGCTTTTTGGCGTAAGAAGTCAGACCAGTGGGACATCAGCATTGTGGATGCCAAGAAAAGCCTGTGCGGTAACTGCTCGGCATTCAACGTGTCTGACAACATCAAGCAGTGCATTGCGCAGGGTATTGGCATGGAAGCCGACCCATGGGGAACGATCAAGTTGGCCGATCTGGGTTACTGCGAAATCTTTGACTTCAAGTGCGCAGCGAGTCGCACTTGCAATGCATGGGTGGTCGGTGGCCCGAACACTGGCGAGCAAGAGGGTGAAGAATCTGAAGACTATGAAGAGGGAGAAGAGGAATGAAACAAGGTTTGTATTCCAATATTGCAGCCAAGCGTGAGCGTATCAAGTCCGGCTCTGGCGAGAAGATGCGCAAGCCTGGTGCTAAAGGCGCGCCAAGCGCTGCTGACTTCAAAGCCGCGGCTAAAACCGCCAAGCCAGTAAAAAAGAAATGAAGACCCCAGCTTGGCAGCGTAAGGAGGGCAAGTCACCCTCTGGCGGCTTAAACGCCAAGGGCCGTGCCAGTGCGAAGGCCGAGGGCATGGACCTCAAAGCGCCAGTCAAGGCTGGCGACAATCCAAGGCGCGCATCATTCTTGGCGCGAATGGGCAATATGCCTGGTCCTGAGATGAAGGGCGGTGAGCCGACACGGCTGCTGCTGTCACTGAAGGCATGGGGTGCAAGCTCCAAGGCCGATGCCAAGGCAAAGGCCGCTGCCATCAGTGCCAGGAACAAAGCAAAAAAATGATCTGTCCGATTGTCATTGCCACTGTCAAGGGCCACGGACTGTCTGTGCTGCTTGAATCCATTAAGCAATACGCGCCAGAATGTCCTGTTTATCTCAGAGGCCCACAGTCGGTGATTGACAATTACCAAGCCGACTTCAAAATCTATGGCCAGCCAAGGAGCTTTGGCGAGGACTACAACGAGATCATTGAGATGGCGCTCAAGGACTGGTCATCATGCATTGTGGCCAATGACGATATTGTGCTGACACCCACCAGTGTGAAGGTGCTGATGGAGGATGTGGCCATTGTCAGGACCATGAACAGCTACAAAGCTGGGTGGGTGGCGGCAAGGTGTGACGCGGCCCGACCTTGTCAGAATGTCCGGATCACTGAGCAGCCGGAGAAGCTCAACTTCTACAAATTCCCGTCTGAGTCACACATCAAACTGGCCCAAGAGGTCAGCCCAATCTTTGCATGGATATCAAGTGATGCATTTGAAGAGGCAAAGTTTCCCCCTCTGAATTGGTACAGTGACGATGTGCATTGTATGGACTTGGTGAGAAAAGGCTATGGCCACTATGTGAGCGCAAGTTACGTTCACCATATTGGCTCAAACACCATTGGCTTTGACGCGCAGAAGCTCCATGATGATGCGCTGCCATGGCTCAGAGAAAACAGGCCAGAATATGCGAGTGCCTGGTTTGATTCTTAATCTAGGGTCCGGCAAGGACTGGAATGCTGAGTATCTGAATGCAGATATTCAAGCCAGCAAGAATCCTGACTGGCTGGTCGATATCAGCAAGGTCAAGTGGGGCGACACGCTAAAGACTAGGTTTGGGCAGCTGGAGATCGTGCCAGGTATGTTTGAAACCATTGTGGCCAATGATGTGCTGGAACACATCCCCAATCTGGTCGATGCCATGACCAACTGCAAAGAGCTTTTAAGGGTTGGCGGCCAGATGCGGATTCATGTGCCATATGACTTGAGTCTTGGCGCTTGGCAGGACCCAACCCATGTCAGGGCATTCAATGAGAACTCTTGGCGGTATTACACCGATTGGCACTGGTACTTGGGCTGGCCAGATCGGTTTGAGTTGACAACACTGGAAATGCGTCTCTCAAAGGTGGGAGAAGCACTAGAATTGCCACAAGACGAAATTATCCGCACGCCAAGGGCTGTGGACTCCATGTATGTGGTTCTTACAAAGGTCAAGCCATGATTGAAAATATCACCGAAAATTTATCCACCGACATTGCAGCCACCGAGCCAATGGATGACATGGAGCTGCAAGCGATCATTACGCAAGACCTGACCGATGCGGTGAGTTATGTGGACAGTGATCTGTCACCCACACGCGCCAAGGGGACTGAATACTATCGCGGTGATTTATTCGGCAATGAGGTCGAAGGCAACAGCAAGGTGGTGGCCATGGAGGTGCGGGACACTGTATCGGCCATGCTGCCAAGCCTGATGCGGGTTTTCTTTAATTCTGAGAATGTGGTCGAGTTTGCACCCCGTGGTCCAGAAGATGTGAAGATGGCCCAGCAGGCGACCGACTACGCCAACTATGTATTCCAGAACGACAACAACGGGTTTTTGACCAGTTACGCAATTTTTAAAGATGCCCTGGTCAGGAAATGCGGCATTGCCAAATTCTGGTGGGAAGATGAGGAGAAGGTCCGGATTGAAGAGTACACCGGCCTTGATGACCAGACCCTAGAGATGCTGATGCAAGAGCCTGGTGGCGAGGTCAAAATCATTACGTCTTACCCAGACCCACAAATTGACGAAATGCAGATTAGCACTGTGGACCCAATGACTGGCCAGCCGGTTATGGCCCCACCCGCCATGGTCCATGATGTGCAAATCAAGCGCATCACAAAGGATGGCCGGATCAGGATCATGGCCGTGCCACCCGAAGAATTATTGCTGGACAGACGCGCCAGATCGTTTGACGATTCGACCATCATTGCTCACCGGCAAATGGCCACCATGGCTGACTTGTTGGCCATGGGCTATGACCAGGATGAGATCGAAGAGAATATGTCATCGACTGACTTGGACAGCAATGATGAGTATTTAGCGCGTCAGCCATTGAGTACCACTTTTGGCACAAATGACGCTGCCAACCCAATGATGCGCAGAGTGCTTTAC